CCTTAGCATCTTTTGCAATTTCCAAAACCTTATGACCGTATTTCATGTTCTGCATACCTTCATAAATTGCCTTAGGATAAGCATTTGGTGCGCTTGGTTGAGCAACAATATCCACAGTGACTATTTCAAAGTCACTGACCTTGCCATCCATGTCGTTCACGTTGCCGCTACCACGACTGGATACGCCGAGTTTCACACCACTCTCCAACATGGTCTTTACCAGTTGACCCATGGGAGTTGGAAGAATCTTTAGTTTACCAAAACCATTTGCACCATCCATCCACATGCTGGTAATCATATGTGATACACGATCCAAATTGATCTTGAGGTCATCAGGGTGATCTACTTCACCCAATACACTATGACCTTCTGCCATTTGTTCATTAAGAGTTTGCACAGCGGCTTCAATTTCAGCAACAGGGTAAATGCGTTCATTGGCATTTTTAACTCCGCCTTGAATAAAGATACCCTTCATATAAAGGTTCTTCTTGTCGCCTTCACCGACCGCTTCCAACACCATGTTAGCGCGGTCGAATGTTAGGTGTTCTCTTAAGTAAGCCATGCTATTCTCTGGTTATCTGCGCTTGCGTGACTCAGCAACTGGACTACGTGTACCTGTAGCAGCGTCTTTTGTAACTGCTTTAGGTGCGCTGGATAGATCCTGTGACTTCTGACCTGGTGCGTTCTTGAATGAACCAGCACCCTTGACTTGGCCTTCGCCTTTGGTCAAGTAGTCATTTGGCTGCTTGGGACCAGTGGGATCAGCTTCATTGTAGCCAGAGAACCTAACAGGACGACTGGCCATTCCAGCTTGTCCAGAGTTAGCATCTACTGTGCTACGCTTTTGAACGCCGTTGTCACCATGGGTAACGCTGACTTTTTGTAGTTGAACGTTTTCCATCATGGCTTCTTCGTCCATGCCTTCCTCGTCATCCATATTGTCAGCATCATGATCGCTTGGGCCACCCATATTGTCTGCATCGGGTTCGTCATGGTCACCGCCCATGATATCTTCAAACTCAGCCATTAACCGGTCAAGCTTGTCTTCAATACGGATAACAACATCTTCAACTTCGTCGCTGGTATCTTCGTCACCGTCATCTTCAATATCAATGACTTCTGTTTCTTCGTCATCGCCGTCTAGCATGTCATCTAGATCATCTTCGTCTTCATCTTCATACACGCCGCCGGCTTCGTCAACGTTGATTTCGTCTAGTAGATCGCCAACTTGGCCACCCATGCCTTCTTCCATGTCATCCATCATTTCTTCTTCCATGATAGATTCGTAGATTTCACGGGATTTTTCTACAACGATATCGTGAAATAATTCACGGGCTTGTTCTTCATTCTCATTGATAATAAGATCAATGAGCTTTTCAAATTTCTTGTGGTCCATTATTGTTCTCCTGAATAGAAATGGCTTACGTAGAATTATTTAGTGCATAGCTAAGAAAAGTGCGTTATAAGTGCGTATTTTTCACATTTTCAATAGACATACGCAAAAAAAGGGGCATATGCCCCTTTTTACCAAAATTAATCTAGATTTATAGAGTTGGCGCTGCGCCTTCAGCACTGGCTTGAGGACCATATTGACTTTGAATCTTTTTCAAATAAGTTCTTTTTTCATAGTTCCTCACGTCTAACATCTTTCTTAATTTTCTAATTTGCTTTAGAGTAAGCTTTGTTTTTCTAGAGGTACGCCAAACAGGTTTGCTATTGTCAGCTTCAATATCCTGAAATCCTTGTACGCCTGGGTCAAATAATTCTAGTAGTATCATAATATCTATTTATCTGGTTAACCAGGTGCCACTCCACCGGCAGTAGGTGCGCCTGCTGCTGATTGCACAGGACCCACTACCTCAGGTGAAGCTGGTGCGCCACCGGCTTCGGCTTCAGGAGGAGCCTCTTCAGCTTCCGCTGCTGTTTGTTCATCACTTTCCATATCACCAACTGACACACCAATATTACGCAAATCATTGCCCTTGGGTGATTCATCTTCTTCTTTGTTATTTTCTTCACGCCACATTTTTTCATTGCGATTGATTTCATCTTCACTCAAGCCCAAAAATCTTTCCAGTGCAAATCGTTTTGAAATATAGGGAAGAGCTTCCATTTGAGCAAACACAGTAACTCTTGCTGTATCCAATTCACTTTGACGATAGCTTGCAAAGTTTTGAGGAGGATTAAACTGTAGGTTGAATAATCCTGAATCAATGTTAAAACCACGCCATCTCAAGAACAGTTTAAATTCTTGGTCTAGTTTCATTGCAATATAATTCTGCAATCTTTCACAATATTGATTGAATCTGTATTCTTGAATCAGAGCAGTACCAACACGACCATCACTCATTGGTCTGTCACTGTCATCAGGACCAGTTGGTAAATATGAACTTGGAACACGCAAGCCACGTGCTAGTCTATTGTTAAAGTACTTTAAATCGTCAATCTCACCTAGATTCTGTCCACCTTGTAGCAAATCAACTGAAGATCCACGCCCATCAGCGGTTACAGGGAAGAAATAATCTTCGTTCATTGAATTCTTGACAAATATACCAGAATCTATAGCAAAAGTATGGAAATCATGCCATTTGTGCAATCCATCAATAGTTATAGTACCGGTGTCTCTATTTGCAACCTTGCGGATTTTAACTACACGATGGTTAAAGTTGTTAATTTCTTTTACAAATTGTTTCCAATTTTTATAACCAAATTTAGTTAATAAACGATCCATTTTACTATAACCAAATTTGTCAAAGTTTATTTTACATTGTGCATTCTTATAGTCAAGCGGAATAGAATTTGCTTCTTTAACTAAACTCAATAACTTAGTGTCGGTATCACATTTGTTTAATACTTCATTTTTAGTAAAAGTTCCACTTTTTACAATTTCAGATACTCGTTGCAACATGTCAAAAGTTAAATTAACAGGTTGATTTTTAATCTTAACTCTGTATTCACAATTAGCTTTAGTCTGTGCCAAAGCCGTTGGATTCTCAGCAAGATATTTTTTTCTTGCCTTTCGCATATTTTCTTTATAATTAGCAGCAACCTGAACATCATTGGTTCGCATCCAAACAGCTTTTTGTTGAGCTTGACGAATATTCCAAAGTCCGATTAATCTTTCTTCTTCGGTCAGGTTTTTCCAATTTTCTTTTAAAGTGTTAGAAATCTTAGAAGTTATCTGTTGACGATACTCGTCACTCATTGTGATCCAAAAATCTTTCTTTTGTGCTGCATGATACAATACATGATCTTCTTTGTCCATATAAGTAAGATTTATAGGATCGTTATTAAATCTATTAGAATCTTTATGATGAATCACAGTCCTAGGCTTCATTGCGTTTTCAGGTAGATAACTGAATTCTTGATGCTTGCCTAACTCTCTAAAGAACTCACCTACCATTCTGTGAGTCCAAATCCATTTCTTACTCTCGTGATCAAAAACTTGCTGGTACTTATTAGTCTTACCACCAGATATAGGAGCATTCTTAGTGTTGAATGCTATCAAGCTATCATTTTCAGTTAAATCCTTAGCCTCAACAAATCCTTTGCCAAACACAGGAATTTTATGATCTGGGGTACACACCAAAGTTTTTCCATTATCAAAAGTTAATTCAATCACCTCTGTATTTTTTCTTGTTACACCTGCCCAATTAATGACACCAGGAACTACTTTACCTGTTTGTGGATCGCAACTATATGCCCAGTTCTCTTTACCTGCTTCAAATTCATTAATTATTTCTTGCAATGTCAATGTTCGGCCATCCAACAAAGGTATCTTGGTTTCTAAATCCAAACAAAGGGGATTATATGTGGCATCTACAATACTTTGTCCACCGTATAGGCTAGGTATACGGCGTTGATGAATTTCGTTTTTAATACGTTCAACAAAACTCATGGCCATATGACTAGGCATATTACCAACGTCAATTTTAAATACTCTGCGTTCAGGAGCACGTTGTACACGATAGATTAAGACAGCATCTTCTAGTAGTTCTTTTTGTTTATAAACTTTAAAGACGTTTTCCAAGATACTTTGTCCAAAAGGCCAAAAACGATCTAGGCCCTCTGTTAAACTCAAATGTACTATGTGCTTGGCATCAATAGCACTTTCACTTTGACCCAATGTAAATCTACTGCCAGTGGTATTATAGGGCATTGCTGGAACTGTATATGGAGTATTTGTGCCCCCACCTGTTCCGCCTAATCCAGTTGCTGGGTTGGCAGCAAAGTCAGTATTAGTTTTCTGTGCTACTGAAAGATTCTGTAGGTTAATGTTAATGTCTTTAAGAACATACTGTTCAGGTAATTTACCTTCACTTTCGTTGACAATGACCTTAATAACCTTGACCATATCTACCCAATATAGTTTAAAGTTTTCAGGATCTCTTACAAACAGTTGATCTCCGTACTTGATGGTATTGCGAAATATTTTAAAAACTCTGGTATCAAACTCATTTAATTTACACCATTGCTGTAATTGAGTTTTTAAAATAGTAATTTCATGGGGAGTGGGATCGTCTTTAAATTCAATATTAAAAGGCGTTTTGTTGTGTTCGTTTTTCTGTGTACTAAACTCACTGATAATATCTAGGCAGGCATTGATTTCAGCATCAACGTCCATCATTTCATATTGGTTATAACGTTCTATACGATTTGGGTGACCAGTGTAGACTTCAGGTAGTCTACTCATGTAGTTCTTATAACCAAATTCAGTATTGTTCCACCCACCGGTCTCACTGCCATTTTGACCTGAACTGCCATTCCAAGCACCAGAGTTACTGTTTACACCGGAGATAGGGCTAGATATACCACTACGATTTAGAAATTTCTTTTTGTAAGTCATGTTGTATTTAGTGTATCAAGACGAACGGCGCATTATCTTTTCTAGTATACCGTTAGATTCGGCTACCTTATCTACCATTTCCTGCATTTTAGCGGTAATTGAATTTCTTATGTCAATCATAACTCGAACCATAGTATCGTCTGTTGATGACATTGCAGTGGTAGTTGGAGCTGAGCTTTGTACTGCCGTACCTGATGCTTTAGAAGAACCAGATGCAGCCTCAGTTTTTGGTCCGGCTATTTCAAAGTGAGGTGGATCATTGCTTACTGTTTGCATTACCCCCTGCCTTGCTAATGCTCTTAATGCTATAGGATCTCGGTAGTTTTCTTCAGCGAGATCAACCGCCCTACCCTCTTGATGTAAGCTAGATCCTGGAGGGGCGGCTGGAAAACGACTACGGCCAGCTTTATAATCTTCGTATAATTCTTTTTGCTTAGCATAAGACCTAAGACCGCTAGTAATAGTTAGAGATTTTCCTGTTTGTGCTGCATAATCTTCTGATGCAGCCTTTAGCCTTTTTAGCAATTCAGGATCTAATCCTGATGTATTTCCTTTTAGAGACTCTCTACTCCCGCCCCCTGCACCTGCGCC